TGTCCTGTTCCTCTCCGACTACCTCACCGCATACGGGGACCCGGAGCTGGCTGTCATGGCCTACAACTGCGGCCCCTCCGGCGCTCAAAACCTGTGGGCCGCCGGGACATACTCCACCGACCACTCCCGCAAGGTCATGGACCGCTTTGACTACTGGACAAGCGTTTTGGAGGACTGAGCCATGCCCTACTACTGGACCTGCCCCTATTGCGGGGCCAACCTGGACCCCGGAGAAAAATGTGACTGCAAAGACAACGAAAAGGAGGATGACATCCATGATGGAAATGAAAATCACCGTTGAGGCTCCCGATCTGGCCGCCTCTATCCTCAAGCTGGCGGAGGCCATTGCCTCCGGCCCGGACCCCAGCATCTTGACCCCGGATGAGCCCCTGCCGGTGGCCAGCTATCCCACCGCCCCGGCACCGGCCCCTGCGCCCGCTCCTGCGGCCCCTGTGAGCCCTGCGCCGGTCACCTCTACCCAGACCCCTACCCCTGCGCCTGCGGCCCCTGTGGCGGCCCCCAACCCCGCTCCTGCGCCGACTGCTGGCCAGACATCTGCCGCCCCTGGTAACACCCCGGCCCCCACCGTGCCCGTGGCGGGAGCCCCCACCTACACCCTGGACCAAATTTCCCGTGCCGGGGCCTCCCTGGTGGATGCTGGGAAGATGCAGCAGCTTTTGGAGCTGCTGAGCCGCTACGGTGTGCAGGCCGTCACCCAGCTCCAGCCGGAGCAGTACGGCGCTTTCGCCACCGAGCTCCGGGCCCTGGGCGCTCAGATTTAAGGAGGTGCCACCATGCCCCCTGTCAAACATGCCTTGCTTTCGGCGTCCTCCGCCTCCCGCTGGCTGGTATGCACGGCGGCCCCCCGCTTTGAGGAGGGCCTGCCGGAGAGCACCAGCGAGTATGCGGAGGAGGGCCGCCTGGCCCACGCCATTGGTGAGCTCAAGGTCACCAAGAAATGCACCCCCATGAGCACCCGGACCTACAACACCCGGCTCAACAAGCTCAAAAAGGACCCCCTCTACACCCCGGAGATGGACAAGACCACGGACCTCTACCTGGAACATATCACGGAGCAGGTCATGGCTTATGACACCGCCCCCACCGTGGCCGTGGAGGTCCAGGTGGACTTTTCGGACTATGTGCCGGAGGGCTTTGGCACCTGTGACTGCTGCATCATCGGCGGCGATCTGCTGAGCATCACCGACTACAAGCACGGCAAGGGCGTCCCGGTTTCTGCCGTGGGCAACCCGCAAATGAAACTTTACGCCTTGGGAGCGCTCCGGCGCTATGCCGCCGTGTTCGGTGACACCATCAAGCGGGTCCGCATGACCATTGACCAACCCCGGCTGGACAGCTACACCACGGATGAGATCACCGTGGAGGAGCTGAGGGCCTGGGGCGAAAGCATCAAGCCCATTGCCCAGCGGGCCTTTTCTGGCCTGGGTGAGTTTGTCCCCGGTGACCATTGCCGCTTTTGCCGTGGCAAGGCTCAGTGCCGGGCCCGTGCCAAGGTCAACACTGCCCTGGAGGACTTCAAGGACTGTGTGCCTGCCGGGAGCATCCCAGCGGATGCCATGGTCCCCCAGGAACACTCCCACACCGGAGCCATCACTGGTGAGGAGGTCCACCCGCTGCTCTCTGATGAGGAGATTGGCGATCTGCTGGAGCGTGGGGCCCAACTGGTCCAATGGTACAAAGACCTGGAGGCCTACGCCACGGAGGCCCTGCTGGCGGGAAAAGAAATCCCCGGCTGGAAACTGGTGGCGGGCCGGAGCAATCGGACCTTTACCGACCAGGACGCTGCCATCCAGGCTGTCATTGCTGCCGGGTATGATGAGGCCCTGGTCTATGACCGCAAGCCCAAGACGCTCTCTGAGCTGGAGAAACTCATGGGCAAAGCTGAATTTGCGGAGAAGATTGGCGGCTTTGTGACAAAGCCTCTGGGCAAGCCCACCCTTGCCCCGGCCTCTGACAAGCGGGAGGCCTACGCCCCCGCCGCCTCTGATTTTGCCGGGGTGGTTGATGGATGAACGGCAGCGACTTTTTCACCATCCGGCACGGCTCTTTCCGTGCGGCTGTCCTGTACTCCGCACTGGAACACCTGCCCATCCACAACCTCAAAAAGCTCTTTCGGCTGGCCAAAAAGGCCCAGTTTGAAAATGAGGCCGCCATCCAGGGCATCCGGTCCTACTTTGACACCACCATCCCAGAGGCCCAGGAAACCATGAGAGCTGCCGCAAGAGCCTATGAGGACGGCTGGAGAAAGGTGGACAAGCCAAGGAGCCGCAACCCCAAAACGGTTGAGCAGCTCCGCATCAACAAAGAGCTCACCACCCGTTTCAAGCAAGCCCACGCACGCTATGAGCGGCTGGTGGCATCCCGCAAGGTATTTGAGGAAACCCTCTTTCCCGATACGAAACACCCAATGAATTAAGAAAAGGAGATCAAGGATTATGTATCAGAATGACCCCATGAAAGTGCTGACCGGTGAGGTGCGCCTCTCCTACTGCAACCTGACCACCCCCAGGGCCTCCCAGCAGGGCGGTGAGCCCAAGTTTTCCGTCACCCTGCTCATCCCCAAGACCGACACGGCCACCAAGGCGGACATTGACGCCGCCATCAACGCCGCCGCTCAGGAGGCCTTGACCAAGACCTGGAACGGGGCCCGCCCCCCGGTGCTCAAGGTGCCCATCCATGACGGTGACGGCGTGCGCCAGTCCGGTGTCCCCTTTGGCGATGAGTGCAAGGGCCACTGGGTCATCACCGCCAGCACCAAGAACAAGCCCCAGGTGGTAGGCATCGACAACATCAACTGTGAGCTGGCCCCCTCCGACATTTACAGCGGCATGTATGGCCGTGTGACCATCCGCTTTTTCGGCTATTCCAACAGCGGAAACAAGGGCATCGGCTGCGGTCTGGGCAATGTCCTCAAAACCCGTGACGGGGAGCCTCTGAGCGGCCAGGCCTCCGCCGCCTCTGACTTTGCAGGCATCGGAGCCGCCCCCACCGCTCCGGCCCCCAACTACGGTGCCCCCGCTCCCAACTACGGTGCGGCCCCCATGCCCGCCAACACCCCGCCCTGGAACGGCGGCAACGGCATCAACCCCATCACCGGCCAGCCCATGTGATAACTGACAAAGGAGGAAATACCGATGAAAACCCGCTTTGATGGCAAGCTCTGGATTGGAGCTTTTGGCCTGGCCCTTGAGGTCAAGGACATGGAAACCGCCCACCTGCTCAACACGGTCAAGATGCTGGTGCAAAAGCCCGCCCGTGTCCAGGCCATGTTGGTCACCGACATTGAGGAGGCCACTTTTGAGGAGCAGGAGGCCTGGACCCCCAACGGCTCCGGGGAGGACATCCGCAAGAAGTCCCTCCACAACGCCACCAGCCTCACCTCTGAGGAGCTGGTCCAGTATGTGACCGGCACCCCGCTCTTTAAGGCCATGATGGATGAGCTGGAGGCCCGTGGCGTGAACACGGAGAACATCATGGAGCTCTACACCAAGGACGCCGCTTTCAGCGCATAAGGAGGCCCACTCATGCACCATCTCAGCATTGACCTTGAAACCTACTCCAGCGTGCCGCTGGCAAAGGCCGGTGCCCAGAAGTACATCCAGAGCCCGGACTTTGAAATCCTGCTCTTTGCGTTCAGCCTGGATGGTGCGCCTGTTGAAATCATCGACCTGGCACGGGGGGAGAGGCTCCCCCCGTGGCTGGTCCAGGCCATCACCAGCCCGGAGTACATCAAGCACGCCTACAACGCCCCCTTTGAGTGGGGCTGCCTCTCAAAGTATCTGGGCACCCTGCCACCCAGCCAATGGCGCTGCACCATGTTCCATGGCCTCTACTGTGGCTACACGGCGGGCCTGGATGCCACTGGCAAGGCCCTGGGGCTCCCCCAGGACAAACAAAAGCTCAACACTGGCAAGGCCCTCATCCGCTATTTCTGCATACCGTGCAAGCCCACAAAGGCCAACGGACAGAGGACCCGCAACCTGCCCCAGCATGACCCCGCAAAATGGGAGCTTTTCAAAGAGTATTGCAAGCAGGATGTGGTCACGGAGATGGAGATTGAGCGGCGGCTCTCAGCGTTCATGCCCCCGGACTGGGTGCAGAAACAATGGGAAACCGACCTCATCATCAACGCCCGGGGCGTGGCCGTTGACCTGGAGCTGGTCACCGGGGCCCTGTATCTGGGTGATACCGTGCGCCAAAACCTCACGGCGGAGGCCGTGCGGCTCTCCGGTCTGTCCAACCCCAACAGCGTGGCCCAGCTCTCCGCATGGCTCCAGGAGGAGATTGGTGAGGAGCTGGCCGATCTGAGAAAGGACACCGTGGCCCGCCTGCTGGGCCGTGACGATAACAGCGCCCAGGTGAGCCGCATGTTGGAAATCCGGCAAGAGCTGGGCAAGACCTCCACCAAAAAGTATGACGCCATAGAGGCCGCCGTCTGCGAGGATGGCCGGGTCCGGGGGCTGCTCCAATTCTACGGGGCCAACCGGACCGGGCGCTGGGCCGGGCGGCTGGTGCAGGTGCAAAACCTGCCCCGGACCTACACGGAGCCGCTGGACCTTGCCCGGGAACTGGTCAAAGACCGCAAGCTGGACGCTCTGCGGCTCATCTATGGCAGCGTGCCTGACACCCTCAGCCAGCTCATCCGCACGGCCTTTGTGGCCCCGGAGGGGCATGTCCTCATTGATGCTGACTTTTCGGCCATTGAGGCCCGTGTCATCTCCTGGCTGGCCGGTGAGCAATGGCGGCTGGAGGTGTTCCGCACTCACGGCAAAATCTATGAGGCCTCTGCCTCTCAGATGTTCGGCGTGCCCCTGGAGCTCATCAAAAAGGGCAACCCAGAGTATGCACTCCGGCAAAAGGGCAAGGTGGCTGAGCTGGCCCTGGGCTACCAGGGCAGCACCGGGGCCCTCATCACCATGGGAGCCCTGGACATGGGGCTCACTGAGGAGGAGCTGCCGGACATCGTGAGCCGCTGGAGAGAGGCCAACAAGCGCATCCGTGACCTCTGGTATTCCATGGACAGCGCCGCCGTCCAGGTCATCACAGAGGGCGGCAGCGTGGGCGTCAATGGCCTGCTGCTGGCCCGTGAGTACGACTATGACAACGGCACTGACTGCCTCACCATCCTGCTCCCATCCGGGCGCAAGCTCTACTACATCAATCCCAGCATCGGCCAGAACGAATGGGGGCGGCCCTCCATCTCCTACATGGGTATGGACCAGAAAACCAAGCGCTGGAAACGCATTGAAACCTACGGCGGCAAGCTGGTGGAGAACTGCGTGCAGGCCATTGCCCGTGACTGTCTGGCCGCATCCATTGACCGGCTGGAGGCCGCAAAGCTCCCTGTGGTGTTCCATGTGCATGATGAGGTGGTCATTGATGTGGCCCCCTGGGACACAGAGGATGCCATGCTGGGCACCGTCTGCTCCATCATGGGGGAGCCGGTGCCCTGGGCCCCGGACCTGCCCCTCAAAGCCGCCGGGTGGGTGGGCTACTACTTCACCAAAGACTAAGGAAAGGATTGATTGCCGGTGCAGTATATGGGCGGGAAAAGCCGGATTGCCCGGCAGATTGCGGAGTTTATCAATGAGATACCAAGGAGGAAAGTCACGGATTGCCAGACCCCTTGCCCAGATAATCACGCTTGTGGCGGGGGGGGGCGGACTGCTTTGTCAGCCTATTTTGCGGCAGTTGTGCCGTTGAGAGCAAGGTGCAGGGCTTTTCCCGCAAGATACTCAATGACCGCCACAAATACCTCATTGCCATGCTCCAGGGCGTCCAAAACGGATATGAGCTGCCGGAGCGTATCACCCCGGAGGAATACCGCTACATACGGGACCACAAAGACGATGACCCCGCTCTGGCTGGTTTCGTGGGCTTTGGGTGCAGCTTTGGCGGCAAGTGGTTTGGAGGCTATGCCAGAAACGCCTCCGGCACCAACTACGCCCTGCAAAGCAAGCGCTCACTTCTCAAAGATATGGCCACTTTGCAGGATGCCTGCTTTGTGTGCGAGGACTACCGCCGAGTGTGCATCCCGCCGGGAGCGGTCATCTATGCGGACCCGCCCTACAACAACACAACGGGGTACAGCGGGGAGCGGTTTGACAGCGCTGAATTTTGGCGGGCCATGCGCCTCCTGGCCGATACTGGCCACACGGTATTTGTGAGCGAACAGGAGGCACCGCCCGGTATTGAGTGCATCTGGGAAAAGCCATTCACCCGGACCCTGGACCGCAACAAAGGCAATCAATTCACCGTCACCGAAAAGCTGTTCTATTTACCAGCAAGGAGGCATGGACCATGCACATGATAAACGATAAAGGCGCGGCCGTCTATTACAACTATGTCCACAAGAACAACAAGGACTACTGGGTGGTGCAGGGCATTGGCTCCACCGTTGTCTACGGACGGGACCGGGAGCGCCGCAAGAGCCGCCACTTTACCCAGGAGCAGCAGGCGGAGCGCTACCTTGCCCGGCATGGTTTCCGTGCCGATTGACCGCCGTTTTTCCGGCGGAAAAAATGTAAAGGAGAAACACCGACATGAGCGGATTACTTATTGACTGCTTTGCCGGTGGCGGAGGGGCCAGCAAAGGCATTGAGCTGGCCCTCAACCGCCCCATTGACATTGCCGTCAACCATGACCCGGAGGCCATCCGCATCCACAAGGTCAACCACCCCCACACGCTGCACTTGACGGAGGACATTTTCACCGTTGACCTCCAGAAATATGTGGCGGGCAGAAAAGTTGATCTGATGTGGGCCTCCCCGGACTGCACCAGCCATTCAAAGGCCAAAGGCGGACAGCCCCGGCACCAGGGGCTCCGCATCCTCCCCTGGGCGGTCTACAAGCACGCAAAGGCAATTTTGCCGGAGGTCATCATCATGGAAAATGTGGAGGAAATCCAGCAATGGGGCCCTCTGGATGACACCGGCAGGCCCATCAAAGAACGGGCTGGGGAGGACTACAACAAATTCATCAAGGCCATGTGTTCCCTGGGGTACGCCTTTGACAGCCGGGAGCTGGTGGCCGCCGATTATGGAGCACCGACCACCAGAAAACGGTGGTATGCCATTTTCAGACGGGACCACCGCCCCATCATCTGGCCGGAGCCCACGCACAGCAAAGACGGCCACCCCGGCACAGAGAAATGGCTCCCCTGCGGTGACTTCATAGACTGGTCTGACCTGGGAAAATCCATCTTTGACCGGCCAAAGCCCCTGGCGGATGCCACCATGCGCCGCATTGCCAACGGCTACCGCAAATATGTGGTGGAAAATCCGGCCCCATACATCGTGAACAACCAGGAGGCCGTTGCTTTCCTCATCCAATATCATGGGGAAACCAAGGCCGGGGACGCACGGGGCCAACTGCTGACTGAGCCCATTAAGACCATTGACACCAGCAACCGCTATGGGCTTGTGACGGCCTTTGTCACCAAGTTTTACAAAACCGGCATTGGCCAGAGCTGCCGGGAGCCCATCCACACCATCACGACATCCCCCGGCCACTTTGGCCTGGTGTCTGCTTTCCTCATCAAATACTATGGCACCGGCGGCGGCCAGGCTCTTGAGGAGCCCCTGGCCACCATCACCACAAAGGACCGCTTTGGCCTGGTGAATGTCGTGGCGGAACTGAACGGGGAGCAATACATCCTCAAGGATATTTTCCTGCGGATGCTCAAAGCGGAGCCGGAGCTCAAGCTCATGCAGGGCTTTCCGGCGGATTACATCATCACCCATGACTGCGAGGGCAAGCCCTACCCCATCAAGGAACAGGTGGCCCGCATTGGCAACAGTGTGGTCCCCATCATGGCCAAGGTGCTGGTCCAGGCCAACTGCCCCCACTTAATCAGAGAGGAGTTAAGCGCATGAAAATCATCTCTCCCAGCTTTGAAATTCTCACCCCGCTGGACGGCCAGGCTATCCTCAAACACATTGAGCTGTGCGGGCGGGTGTGCTACAAGTCGGAGGACAAAATCACCGACACCAGCGCCGCCACCTTTGTGGCCAGCATCATCAAGCGAGGCCATGAGGCCGTGCTGGAGCACTATGACATCACCGTCAAGTTTATCTGTGACCGGGGCGTGTCCCATGAGCTGGTCCGGCACCGCCTGGCCTCCTACTGCCAGGAAAGCACCCGCTACTGCAACTACTCCAAAGACGGCTTTGGCCGGGAAATCACTGTCATCAAGCCCATCTTTTTGGTGGAGGGGACGCCGGGCTGGGACATCTGGAGGGACGCCTGCCGCTGCGCTGAGGATGCCTATTTTGATATGCTCACCTTTGGCTGCACGCCCCAGGAGGCCCGGTCTGTGCTGCCCAACAGCCTCAAGACGGAGGTGGTGATGACTGCCAACCTGCGGGAATGGCGGCATTTCTTCAAGCTCCGCACGGCTCCGGCAGCTCATCCCCAGATGAGAGAGGTGGCCATCCCGCTGCTCCACCGGATGCAGGAGCTCATCCCCGTTGTGTTTGATGACCTGGAGGTGCCGCATGAAAAGAGCTGAAATCCTGGAGGCTGCCCGGGTCTGTGTCTGCGGAGAGCGTGAGCAGGACTATGGCACCCCGGAAAATAACTTTGAAACCATCGGCCTGCTGTGGGGTGTCTACCTGCGGGCAGCTCACCCGGAGCTGGCCAGGGTCATGGCCGTCAACCACATCACCGCCAAGGATGTGGCCACCATGATGGGGCTGCTCAAGGTGGCCCGGATTGCCACCGGAAACAAAGCGGACAGCTTTGTGGACCTGGCCGGTTATGCTGCGTGTGCCGGTGAGATTGCCACCGCCGAGGGAGCCTAACACCATGGACCATAGAGAAATTTCTTTAATGCGTGTTCTATCAGAAACATTTTATTCTGCGTTCCCTATCATAAATAGCGAATGTGGGAGAGAGGATTTTTCTGAGAAAGTAACATCTGAACTGGATAAACAGCTCACTGAACTATTGGGATACCCACCGAGTGTTTTAATAATTCCTGTTTTAATCCAGGGAGCAATACCGAGCGAAGCCTCTCTGGTAGACCTTAAAATAAGGCCAAAAGGCTCAATCAACGAACACATTGAAAGGAGGCCTTGACCAATGAGCAAGCGCAAAAAGCACCGCCGTCCGGTGCCCAAAACCTGTGACCCCAACCTCTGTGACCATTGCATGTATCTGGGTGAGGGTGACTTTGTGTGTGACCTCAATGGCCTGGAACCGGAGGAAACGGTCTTTGTTATGGAGGATTGGGAGCCCACTGAGCATTTCCTCCAGTGCCGCCGTGAGGCCCGCCATGAATAGGCGGGAGCGGCGCAAGCTGCAAAAGCAGGGCGTCCAGGTGTCCAAGGACCCCAGCATCAACATCAAGCTCTCCGACCTGGGCCGGGGCATTATGACCCCGGCCATGGAGAGCGCCATGATGCACGAAATAAACCAACAATGCCTTGAGGCGGATGCCCGTTTTTCCCTTGACCTGGACACCATGGTGCTCTGGACCCTGTACCAGTGCTATGGCTGGAGGGAAAAGCGGCTCCATGACTTCTACCTGGCAATGGCCAGGGAACACCGCCGGATGAGGGAGTATTACCAAATGGATGACCTCTACCCGGAGCGCTACAAGCTCAAGGAGAAAGGCATTGACATTGAAAAATGGCAAGAGGAGGTGCTGCGAGATGACCCCTAAACCCTGGGAAAACGGTGAGGGCTACCCTGACCCCACCGCATACAACGCCCTGCGGCCTATCATGCAGGAGGACGCCGCCCTGGAGGGAAAGGTCAATTTTCTCATCAAGGTGCTCAAGTTTATCATAGCGGAAAGCGGCTTTGAGCTGCTGGCCCGCATTGAAATCAAGGACAAAAAGACCGGGAGGTGTTTTAGATGAAAACGGCTGACAATGCGGAGCTGTGCCAGGTCATTGAGGCCATCGGCCTGCCCGCTGTGCTGGAGCAATGCGCCGAGGAGCTGGCCGAACTGACCCAGGCGGCGCTCAAAATGGCCAGAAAGCTCCGGGGAGAAAATCCCACGCCGATGACACACGCCCAAGCGGCGGAGCATCTGCATGAGGAGCTGGGAGATGTCCGCCTGTGCCTCAATGTCCTGGATGTCGCCATGGGCGGAGATAACACCACCGCCGTGGAGGCGGAAAAGCTCCAGCGCTGGCTGGACCGATTGACCCCGGAACGAGAAAAACCAGAGTAAGAGGTGCCGCCCCATGCAATATGACCGCAAAATAACGATCTCCGCCGGGAGCAACCGGCGGGCTATGACCTGGCAGGCCCAGACCATGCTCATCTCAGAGCTGTGGGCCCGGCTCCAGGCCCCGGCCAGAGGCACGGAAACCCTGGCGGCATATCTGAATATGAAAAAGGCCCAGCAGGATGACCTCAAGGATGTGGGCGGCTTTATGGCCGGCACACTGTCCGGGCCCCGGCGCAAAGCCAACAATGTGACCGGGCGTGATGTCATCACCCTGGACCTGGACAACATCCCCTCCGGGGGCACGGAGGATGTCCTGCGCCGGGTGGAGGCCCTGGGCTGCGGCTATTGCATTTACAGCACCCGTAAGCACACCCCAGCGGCTCCCCGCCTGCGTGTCCTGCTCCCCACGGACAGGACCATGACGGCGGATGAGTATGAGCCCTGTGCCCGCAAAATGGCGGAGTACATAGGCCTGGAGCTCATGGACCCCACCACCTTTGAGGTGTCCCGCCTCATGTATTGGCCGTCCTGCTGCGCTGACAGCCAATACATCTATGTGTGGAAAGACAAGCCCCTGCTCTCTGCCAATGGCCTGCTGGCCAAATACGATGACTGGACCGACTGCACCGCCTGGCCCCAGGTGCCGGGCGCTCTAAGCCTGCCCAAGCTGGCCGTCAAGCAAGGTGACCCGGAGGGTAAGACCGGCGTGGTGGGCGCTTTCTGCCGCACCTATGACATCTACCGGGCCATGGATGAGCTCATCCCCGGCATCTATGAGCCGGTGGACAACATGCCGGGCCGTTACACCTACCTGGGCGGCTCCACCACCGGCGGCGCTGTCATCTATGACAACGGCAAATTCCTCTATTCCCACCACGCCACCGACCCGTGCAGCAACCGCCTGGTCAATGCCTTTGATATGGTCCGCCTCCACCGCTTTGGGGACAAGGACGATGAGGCCCAGCCTGGCACCCCCACCAACCGCCTGCCCTCCTACAAGGCCATGTGTGAGCTGGCCGTGGAGGACAAGGATGTGGCCGCCTTGATGAGCCAGGAGCGCTACCAGGAGGCCGTGCAGGACTTCGAGGGCGTCACCGGCACCAACGATGAGGACCCCGCCAACTGGATGGGCAAGCTGGCCGTGAACACCCAGACGGGGCTCCCCAAGGCCACCATTGACAATGTGTGGATTATCCTGGAGCATGACCCCCTCCTCAAAGGCAAGTTTGCCCTCAACCAGTTTGCAGGCCGTGGTGAGGTCCTGGGGGCCCTGCCCTGGGACAACCGCACGGAGCGCCGCTTTTGGGATGACAATGACAACCAGGGCCTCTACTGGTACATGGAGCGCTACCACCACATCACCGGCAACGGCAAGATTGACGGGGCGCTTTCCCTGCACTCCACCGCCCACGCTTTCAACGAGATACAGGACTATCTCAAGGGCCTTGTCTGGGACGGGACGCCCCGCCTGGACACGCTCTTTGTGGACTACCTGGGAGCCGCTGACACCCCCTACACCAGGGCCGTGACCCGCAAGTCATTCACCGCCGCCGTGGCCCGTGCTATGGTCCCCGGCATCAAGTATGACACCATGCTCATCCTCTCCGGGCCGCAAGGCCTGGGCAAAAGCACCCTTTTGGATAAGATGAGCCGGGGCTGGTTTAATGACAGCATCCGCACCTTTGAGGGCAAGGAGGCCTCTGAGCTGCTCCAGGGCGTCTGGCTGGTGGAGGTGTCCGAGCTGGACGCTTTCCGCCGGACGGATGTGGCCCGCATCAAGCAGTTTCTCTCCCTGCGGGCTGACCGTTTCCGGGCCGCTTATGGCCGCCATGTCAAGGAGCTGCCCCGCTGCTGCGTCTTTTTCGGCACCACGAATGTGAGCGCCTACCTCCAGGACAGGACCGGCAACCGCCGTTTCTGGCCCGTGGATGTGGGCCTGGGCCCCGTCACAAAGAATGTGTGGGCTGATCTGCCGGGAGAGATTGACCAGCTGTGGGCGGAGGCCGTGGTCCGCTGGAGGACCGGAGAGGCCCTTTTCCTCAAAGGCGATCTGGAGGAGGCCGCCAAGGCCAAGCAGGAGGAGCACCGTGAGGTGAGCACCCGGGAGGGCCTCATCACGGACTTTCTGGAGCGCCAGGTGCCGGAGGACTGGCCCAGCTGGCCGCTGGACCGCCGCCGCATGTTCTGGGCGGGGGCCGTGCAGGGTGATGTCAAGCTGGTGGACCGTGACCGGGTGTGTGCCCTGGAGGTCTGGTGTGAGGCCCTGGACGGCAAGCAGCGGGACATGAGATACAGCGACACGGCGGAAATCAACAGCATCATTGAGGCCTCTGCTGACTGGGAGAAAAGCGCCAACTCCATGCGCTTTGGCTATTGCGGAAAGCAGCGTGGTTTTCTCCGCCGGAGGGACATTTGACCCCCGGAACATTGAGCGGAACATTGGGTGGAACATTCAAAAAACGGCCTCCAATGTTCCGGGACATGTTCCGGGCAATGTTCCGGGCAATGTTCCGGGCAAAACCCTTGAAAACACTGGATTTTTTGGCAAGTGGAACATTGGAACATTCATTTTCTATTGATTGTGAAATAGAGGAAATAGAGAGAAAAAAAACTCTCTATCCCGCCTGTATGCGTATATGTATAGAAATCAATGTTGACAATGTTCCACCCCCTCAGATTGGAGGTTGAAAAGCATGAGAGAAAGCAGCATAGAAAGCTACCTTGTCCGCAAGGTGAAAGAGCACGGCGGCCTATGCTATAAGTTTGTATCACCCGGCAATCCTGGTGTGCCGGACCGCATCATCATCACCCCCACTGGCAAGACGGTGTATGTGGAGCTGAAAACCGAGATTGGGAGGCTGGCCAAGGTCCAGAAATGGCAGAGAGGCGAGCTGGAGAAACGGGGGGCGGATGTCCGGGTGCTTTATGGGATGGACGCCGTGAAAGAGTTTCTGAGGGAGGTTTTTGGTGATGCAGTACATACCGCATGACTACCAGGCCTACTGCATCCAGCGAGTGGTGGAGGACCCCACGGTGGGGCTGTTTCTCCGGCCAGGGCTGGGCAAAACGGTCATCACCCTGTCTGCGGTCAACATCCTCAAGTATTTCCGCTGGCAGGTGGCCAAGGTCCTGGTGGTGGCCCCCAAAAAGGTGGCGGAGGCCACCTGGAGCAAGGAGGCAGCTAAGTGGGACCACCTCCAGCATCTCCGGGTGTCCACCGTTCTGGGGAGCGCCAGCAAGCGCATCAAGGCCCTCAACACTCCGGCGGATGTCTATGTCATCAACCGTGAAAACTTTGAGTGGCTGGTGGACTACTACCAGCAGGCCTGGCCGTTTGACATGGTGGTTTTCGATGAAAGCACCAGTTTCAAAAACCCCCAGAGCAAGCGGTTTAAGGCGGCCAAGCGCATCCGCCGGTTTATTAAGAAAGTGGTGCTGCTGACCGGCACGCCGTCCTCCAAGGGGCTGATTGACTTATGGGCCCAGGTGTACCTCCTGGACGGCGGGGCCCGTCTGGGGCCCACGCTTTCCGCCTACCGGGAGAGATACTTTGACCCGGACCAGCGGAGCCGGACCCAGATTTTTTCCTACAAGGCCAAGGACGGAGCGGAGAGCGCCGTGCTGGGTGCCATTTCCGACATCTGCATCTCCATGAAAGCGGAAGACTACCTGCAACTGCCGGACTTCATCCAGCATGAAATCCCCGTCATGCTGGACCCCAAGGCCAAAAAGGCCTATGACCAGTTTGAGCGGGACCTGCTGCTGGAGGTGGATGAGGACATCATCACGGCGGGCACCGCCGGGGTCCTGGTGGGCAAGCTGCTGCAATTCTGCAATGGGGCCGTGTATGGCAATGACGGCAAGGTGGTCCCGGTGCATGACTGCAAGCTGGAGGCCTACACGGAGCTGCTGGAGCAACTCAATGGGGAGCATTGCCTCACATTCTACGGCTACCAGCACGACAAGGACCGCATCCTGGAGCGCCTGGAGAAGTACAACCGGGGCCGGGCGGACAAGCTGCGGGTCCGGGTGTATAAGGGCGTGGAGGATGAGGATGCCTGGAACGCCGGAGAGGTGGATGTGCTGCTAGTGCATCCGGCCTCTTGCGCCTACGGGCTCAACCTCCAGGCCGGTGGCCGCCATGTGGTATGGTATGGCTTAAACTGGAGTTTCGAGCTGAACGACCAGGGCAACTGCCGCCTGTACCGGCAGGGCTCCCCCTACGAAAAGGTGTTTGTGCATTATCTCATTGTGCAGGGCTGTGAGGATGAGGATGTCATGGCCACCATACGGGACCGGGCAGACACCCATGAGGCTGTCATGCGGGCCCTCAAGGCCAGAATACGCAAGGTAAAGGAGAGTGTGGCATGAATAACCCAACTGTGATTTTGAACGGTGACCAGGTGTATTGTGATGAGCTCATCCGGGAAAACGCCCGGCTGACCATCCAGCATGAGGTGGACCGGCAGAAAATGGAGGCCCTGGAGCGGCAGATTGAGGACCAGGCGGCGAACATCGCCAGCCTTGAGGCCCATTCCTACGCACGGGAGGACCTGGAGGAGCTGGCCGACCTGCGGCGCACGGTGGACAAGGCCATCAAGGACCTGCACTTTGTCATGGCCGGTGGTGACCCGTGCAAGGTGTGCGCCAAGGTGTGCATGATGGGTGAGGGCAACTGCCAGCCGGTGTGGACTGGAGAGAAAACGGAGGACTGAGCACATGACCCTAAAAGAACTGTCCCAGCTTTACTACCTCAACCGGGAGATTGAGATGGACAAGCGACGCCTCCAAGAGCTGGAGGTCAAGGCCCTGCCGGGCTCCCAGGTCCTCACCGGGATGCCTCACACTCCCGGCGTCAAGGACAAGGTGGGTGAGTATGCGGCGGAGATTGCCGATCTGAGAGGCATTATTGAGGCCAAGCACCAGCAATGCCTCTATGAGCGGAGCCGCCTGGAGCGCTACATCTCCAGCATTGATGACAGCCTCCTCCGGCAGATTTTCACCTATCGGTTTATCAATGGACTCCCCTGGCGGCAGGTGGCCGCCTGCATCGGCGGGGGGAATACCGAGGACGGATGCAGAAAAGCTGTGCAACGGTATCTGGAACGGAACTAAAGCAAGTTGTCCGTTTTGTCCGCTACATAGTGTGCTACAATGTAACTGCGGGTGTATGCCTCATCATGGTATTACCTCCTTTGAGGGTGGCGGCAGGGTGACGGAGCTGAAAACCAGACCCCTGCCGCCATTCACCTATGATTTTTCGGGCTGCTTTCCCCTGTGCGGGGAGGGCGGCCTTTTACTATGTTCTGGGGTGATGAGTGTGGCAAAGCTGACTGACAAGCAAAAGCGGTTTGTGGATGAGTACCTGGTGGACCTCAATGCCACCGCCGCCGCAAAGCGGGCGGGGTATAGTGAAAAGAGTGCGTCCAGGATTGCGATTGAACTACTCAATAAAACTCATGTTTCCGCTGAAATCCAAAAGCGCCAGGCAAAGCTCCGGGGCAAGCTGGAAATCACCCAGGAGCGGGTGCTGGAGGAGCTGGCCGCCATCGCCTTTGCCAACGGCACCGACTTTGCAACCATCACCCACAACGGCCTGGTCCGGCTGACCCCCACCGATGAGGTGCCGGAGGAAAAGAAAAAGGCCGTTGCCTCCATCAAGGAGGGCCAATATGGCACGGAAATCAAGCTCCACGACAAGGTGAGGGCCCTGGAGCTGCTGGGCAAGCACCTGGGCGTCTTTGACACCAACAACGGCTCCGCCAATGAACAGGAAAACAACATCTTTGAGGTGATTGAGGAAAGCACCAGAGAGGAGATAGGCACGGATGAGATACCAGAAATTGAGCCCCCGGCAAAACCTGGCCATGACCTGGTGGAATAGGCCGGGCTTTGGGGACTATGACGGCATCATCTGTGACGGCTCCATCCGCTCCGGCAAGACGGTGGCCATGACGGTGGGCTTTATCATGTGGGCCATGTGCCGCTTTCAAGGTCAAAACTTCGCCTTGTGTGGCAAGACCATTGAGAGCCTGCGGCGCAATGTGACCACCAACCTGCCCACCTGGCTGGCCGGGGTGTTCTCTTTCCGGGAATACCGCACCGAAAACAAGATTGTGGTGAGCGCCGCCGGGCGCTCCAATAACTTCTATCTGTTCGGCGGGCGGGATGAGAGCAGCGCCTCCCTCATCCAGGGCATCACCCTGGCGGGCGTCCTGCTGGATGAGGTGGCCCTCATGCCCCGCTCTTTCGTGGAGCAGGCCTGTGCCCGGTGCAGCGTGGAGGGCTCAAAGCTCTGGTTTAACTGCAACCCAGAGGGCCCGTCCCATTGGTTTTATCTCACCTGGGTGCTGGAGGCAGGCAAGCGGAACATGCTGCACCTCCATTTCACCATGGATGACAACCTCAGCCTCTCCGCCGCCGTCAAGGCCAGGTATGAGAGCCTATACTCCGGCGTGTTTTATGACCGCTTTATAAGGGGCCTTTGGGTGGTGGCGGAGGGGCTGATTTATACCATGTTCAACAAGGATTACCATGTGGTGCCGGATGTGCCCCGGCCCTATGACCGCTACTACATCTCCGTGGACTATGGCACCGTAAACCCTACCAGCATGGGGCTCTGGGGCCGGGCCTCCGGGAGATGGTATCGTATGCGGGAGTATTACTTTGACAGCCGCAAAGAGGGCCGCCAGCGCACCGATGAGGAGCACTATTTTGAGCTGGAGCGCCTGGCCGGTGACTTGCCCATCCGGGCCGTCATCGTGGACCCCTCAGCGGCCAGCTTTATTGAGGCCATCCGGCGGCATGGCCGCTTTTATGTGGAAAAGGCCTCCAACGCCGTCCTGGACGGCATCCGGGATGTGGCCACCCGGCTCCAAAGCGGGGACATCTTCATCTGCTCCGGCTGCACGGACTGCATCCGGGAGTTTGGGCTCTACCGCTGGGACGAAAAGGCCCCCATGGACCGGCCCATCAAGGAAAATGACCACGCTATGGACGATGTGCGCTATTTTGTCCACAAGATTTTTGGGCCGCAACTTTTCAGCTTTTGAGGTGTGCCATGTTTGAGCAGCAGTATGTGTTGAATAAAATCGAACAATGGGCGGAGCGCCTGCCATACCGCACCTTGCGGATTGAGGTGGAGCTCCCTGGGCAGACCCTCACCCTGGAGAAAAGCAAGGCCCGGCCCATTGGATTTAATCCCCCCCCATCCGATCTGCAAGCAAAGGAGGTGATGCACGGTGGTGGTGCTTAATTTGCGGGATGACTGCGTGGCCAGGGCGGCCACAAATTTCCGCCGGGGCATGACGGACAAGCGCTTTTTGGAGCTTGAAATCACGGCCTGGCTGGGCTCCAAAGAGCGCAAGCGGCAGCTTGCGGGTGAGGCCTACTATGACGGGGCCCAGGATGTGCTCCGCCGCAAGCGCATTGCCCTGGACGATGACGGCAAGGTCAAGGTGCTGGACCACCTGCCCAACAACCGGCTGGTCAACAACATCTATGCCAAGATGGTGGACCAGAAAACCAACTATTCTTTTGGGCGGCCTTTTTCCTTTGACACGGAGAACAAGGCCTATGCTGCGGCTCTCTCCACCGTGTTTGGGCCCCGCTTTCAGCGGACCATGCACAACATTGGTGAGGGGGCCTGGATTGGCGGCAAGAGCTGGGTGTTTCCCTACTACGACCAAAACGGGGAGCTGGCTTTCCAGCGCTTTCCGGCGGATGAGGTCCTGCCCTTTTGGGCGGATGCTGACCACACCATCCTGGATGCCGCCGTCCATGTCTATGTGGTGCTGGAGTACGATGAAACCGAGCAGACCAGGGATGTGGTCAAGGTGGAGGTCATGCACGGCGGCGGCGTGGACTGCTTTGTCCGCCGGGATGACGGGACCCTTGAGCCGGACGATTTTGCCCGGTCCGGGCCCTACATCACCACAACGGACCCCCAGACAGGCAAGGAAACCAGCTATAATTGGGAGCGCATCCCCCTGGTGTGCTTTAAGAGCTCCCACCATGAAATCCCCCTCTTGTCCAGGGTGAAATGCCTGCAAGACGCCTACAACAACATCATCTCCAACTTTGCCAACCAGATGGAGGAGGACATCCACTCCACCATCCTGGTCATCAAGAACTATGACGGGGAGGACCTGGGGCGGCTCCGGGCTAACCTGGCCACCTACGGCATCATCAAGGTCCGCTCCTATGAGGGCTCTGAGGGCGGCGTGGACACCCTCCAGATTGAGGTCAACGCCGAAAACTACAAGGTCCTGCTCTCCCTGCTCAAGGATGCCATCATTGAGAACGCCAGGGGCTATGACGCCAAGGATGACCGCATGAGCGGCAACCCTAACCAGATGAATATACAGAGCATGTATTCTGATATTGACCTGGACGCCAACGGCATTGAAATGGAGTTTCAGGCCTCCATGGAGGAGCTGCTCTGGTTTGTCAACCAACACCTGGCCAACACGGGACGGGGGAGTTTTGAGGGCACGGAGGTCAAGGTCATCTTTGACCGGGATGTCCTCATCAATGAAACCGAGGTCATCAACAACTGCAAGAACTCCGTGGGCATCCTCTCTGATGAAACCATCGTGAAAATGCACCCCTGGGTGTCTGACCCGGAGCAGGAGCTCCAGCGCATCAAGGACGAAAAGGAGGAGGCCATGGCCGACCCCTACCAGGCCGCCTTTATGAAAAACCGGCAGAACGGCGGGGACGGCTCCGGCAACCCCGTGACCGGCCAGGACGGCGGTGACGGCGATGCCCAGGAATAACCTCCAGCGCAATGCGGACTATTGGGCCCAGCGCATGAAAAACATGGAGGACGCCCTGCTGGACCAGTCATACTCCTATGTGGAAAACCTGGATGCCCAATTCCGGGCCGCTGAGGCTGAGATTGAGCGCCAGATGTCCGCATGGTACAGGCGCTTTGCTGCCAACAATGACATCACCCTGGCAGATGCCAAGCGGCTACTCAACAGTGATGAGCTGGCGGAGTTTCGCTGGACGGTTGAGGACTACATCAAGCACGGTGAGGAAAACGCCCTCACCGGGGCCTGGATGAAAGAGCTGGAGAACGCCAGCGCCAGGGTCCACATCTCCCGGCTGGATGCCCTCAAAATCCAGCTCCAGCAGCAGGCAGAGCTCCTCTATTCCAATCAGCTTGACTACATAGACCGGGCCGCCCGGCAATCCTACACCGGGAGCTTTTACCACACGGCCTATGAGGTCCAAAAGGGCCTGGGCGTGGGCTGGACCATGCAGGCCGTCAATGAGGGGACCATCACCAAGGTCCTCTCCCGGCCATGGACCACGGACGGCCAGACTTTCCGGGACCGCTGCTGGACCAACAAGCAGAGCCTTGTGAACAGCGTCAACACCCAGCTCACCCAGATGATTATACGGGGAGAGGCTCCAGACCGGGCCATCTCCGCCATCTCCAAGCAGTTTGAGGTGTCCCGCTCCAAGGCGGGCCGCCTGGTGATGACGGAAAGCGCCTATTTCTCCAGCGCCGCTCAAAAGGACTGTTTCAACGCCCTGGGCGTAGAGAAATACAGGATTGTGGCCTCTTTTGACCGGGACACCTGCGGCCTGTGTTCGGCGCTGGACGGCAAGGTGTTCAAGATGTCAGACTACCAGGTGGGGCTCACCGCTCCGCCGTTCCATCCCTGGTGCCGCTGCTGCACCGCCCCCTACTTTGAGGACATGGAGGGCCTGGGGGAGCGCTGGACCCGCAACCCGGACGGCACCACCACAAAGGTCCCGGCAAACACCACCTTTGCCCAATGGCGGCAGAGCTTTGTGCAGGGACCTACTCCTGGTTTACAGGTGGCCTCCGGGAGTGGTACAATGGCCGCAAAGGCAACCACGCATTTCCAGAGTGTTGTGCAGGGCTTGCCCGCATCCCCCAACGGCTACACGGACGCCCTTGAGCAACACTATGCGTCCGGCAATCAGACGGCCCAGGCTGTCTTTGAGCGCTATGTCCAGCCCGGCTCCGTTGCGGATGGGGCTTTCTCCGGCACGCCGCATTTTGACAGCCGCATCCAAAAGGTTAAAATGAATTTTGCCAACGACATGACGGACCCCAGAGGCCCAGCAACAACCTTTTTCCATGAACACGGCCATTATATTGATTTTATGTCGTGCGCCGGGAGCGGCTACACATCCATGCAGACGCCAGACTTTGGCGACGCCTTGAAAAAGGACTTTGAGGCCTATGTCAAGGCTACCATGAAAGCCCACGGCACAAAGAGAAAGACGGATGCCTATGCAATCATCTCTCAGGAGCTCCGTGGGGCGCTGCCCAATGCAATCTCCGATCTGTTCGGCGGAATGTCCCGCAACAAGTGCGCTGGCACATACGGCCATTGGAACACACGCTACTGGACCTACTCCGGGATGCTGGAGAAAGAGGCCTTTGCCCACATGTTTGCCGCTCAATTCGACGCTGACCGCTACGCTTTGATGCAGAAATACTTTCCCACCGCTTTGGCGGAGTTTGAGAAACTGCTGAAAGGGGTGACAACGCCATGATTAAGTATTCCGATGTAACAACCAACCCGGAGCTCCAGGAGGCCGCTACCGCTTATGAGCAGGCCTTTGGGGGCCGCTTTGTGGGGGATGAGCCGGGCCCCGGCCTGGTGTATCTGGATGCCAACGGGACCGCCTACGGCCCCCCGGACGGCTACACCAAAGAGGACCTGCTCACGGCTCTGGAGGGGGGCAAGGACACCCTCCCCTCTATCTGGACCAATTTGGATGAGCTGGATATTGACCCAGACATCCTCTACTGACCCGATGATGAAAGCATCGTGCTGAAAAGCACGGTGCTTTTTTCATACCCAAATACCGCCGGGCCCCGGCGGAAACCAACAGGGGCGCTGCCATACCGGGACTGGCCGGACACAAGGAAAGCAGATAACAGGAGGTAACGCAACATGAAACTTTTATGGCTCAAGGAAATCATTGGCGATGCCTACACGGAGGACATGGACGCCGCCGCCTGCCAGGCGATTGGCAAGGACTTTGTTGCCCGTGCGGACTTCAACGCCAAAAACACCCGTGTCAAGGAGCTGGAGGCTCAGGTGGGCCAGCTTGAGGAGGCCGCCAAGGGACACGCCAAGCAGCTTGAGGAGCTGAAAAAGTCCGCTGGCGACAACGAGGAGCTGACCCGCAAGATTGGCGAACTGGAGCAGCAGAACAAGGCGGACAAGGCCGCTTATGAGAAAGAGCTGGCCACTATCCGGCTGACTGCCGCCGTGGACGCCGAACTCACCGCCGCCGGAGCCAAGAACAACACCGCTGTCCGGGCTCTCCTGGCCGACTACCTCAAGGACGCCAAGATTGAGGACGGCAAGGTGGTGGCCAAGGTGAACAATGAGAGCATCACCCTGGCCGCCAAAATCGAGGCCATGAAAAAGGACGCCAACACGGACTTTCTCTTTGGGAGCACCGGGGCCAAGCTGACCGGCTGGAAACCCGGCGACCCCGACACCGGGCGGAAACCCGGCGAGGGGAAAAAGCCCTCTGAGATGTCCTACTCCGAGCTGGCGGCTTTCCTGGCCGAAAACCCGGACGCCAAGCTGGAATGAGGTGACAACATGCGAAACATCACAACCCCTGCCAAAGCCGTGTCTTTTGAGGACGCCTTGAGAAATCTGGCGGCCAAGCTGACCGGCAAGCCCGCCGCATCCCTGCCCCGCACCCAGGAGGCCGTGGTGCAGTACATTGCGGACAACATCTCCTCCGTGAAAGAGCTGACGGACGCCCTGGCCAAAGAGCTGGCCATCCGGCTGACCCAGGAGCTTGCGGAGGCCATTGTCCAGGAAGTCATGGACCGCCTGGCCCCTGCGGGCACGGAGGCGGCCCAGGACGGCCCGGAGGATGAGCCGGAGGGTGATGATACCACCGGCACCAAAGAGGCCCCCAAGGGCCGCAAGCGCAAGCCCAACACCGACTAATTCTCAGAAAGGAAGATTGAACTATGCCTAACACCAAGTTTGATGCCAAGTCTTTCAACCCCCAGGCTTTCAAGTATGCGGTGGACCGCATCCCCCGCACCCGCCTCAATGAAATGCGGAAGTCCAGAGCGCTGGCGGGCAATCCCGACATCCGGGAGGTTTTCAGCACCCAGGGCGGCACCGGCTATGCCCGCATCGCCATGCGGGGCCTGCTGGACGGCGATGCCGTCAACTATGACGGCCAGACCGACATCACCGCCACCTCCACCAAGACCTTTGAGCAGGGTGTGGTGGTCATTGGCCGTGCCAAGGCCTGGACCGAAAAGGATTTTTCCTTTGACATCACCGGCGGCATTGACTGGATGGACAATGTGGCCCAGCAGGTTTCCGAGTATTGGCAGGATATTGACCAGGACACCATCCTGGCCGTCCTCAAGGGCGTCTTTGCCATGACCGGCGGCCAGAGCGCTGAGTTTGTGGCCAAGCACACCTATGAGGTGGCTGGCAATCTGGAGGCAACCACCGTGAACAGCGCCACCGCCCAGGCATGTGGTGACCGCAAGCGCCGTTTCTCTCTGGTGTTTATGCACTCTGCTCCCGCCACCAATCTGGAAAACCTCAACCTGCTCACCGCTCTCAAGTACACCGACAAGGAGGGCGTGACCCGTGACCTGACCCTCTACACCTGGAATGGCAAGATTGTGGTGGTGGATGACGGTATGCCCGCCACTGATGGCTATTTCCCCGCCAGCGCTGAGGATGAGGGCGCTCTCCAGGTCAAGGCCTCTGGTGCCTCTACCGGCCAGATCAACCAGGCGGAGGTCAAGCCCTACTTTGGGGAGGGCACCCCGGCAGCTGAGAGCTATGTGGTCCCCGGCACCCAGTATGTCACCTATGTGCTGGGTGAGGGCGCAATCAACTTTGAGGACATCGGGGCCAAGGTCCCCTATGAGATGGCCCGTGACCCCAAGACGGACGGCGGTGTGGACACCCTCTACACCCGCCAGCGCAAGGTCTTTGCCCCCTTTGGCATCTCCTACGAAAAGAAAAGCCAGACCACTCTCTCCCCCACGGATGCAGAGCTGGCCAACGGTGCCAACTGGTGCCTGGTCCATTCCGGCGAAAGCAGCGAGGGGGACCGCTCCTACATCGCCCACAAGGCCATCCCCATTGCCCGCATCCTCTCCAGAGGCTAACGGCCATGGAGGCCGTATATGAGGCCGTTGTGACCCGGCTGGCCATGCTGGGCTACACCGTCACGGACGATGACAAAACCGGCCTTGAGTACACCATCCGCAAGTGCGAGGCAGAGCTCCTGGCGAACATCAACCACCGGGAGCTCCCGCCTCCTCTTTTTTATACGCTTGTGGACATGGTGGCCGGTCAATTCCTGTTTGATAAGAAAGCCGCCGGAGGGCTGGAGGGCTTTGACTTTGAGGCCCCCGCCAAGAGCATCACGGAGGGTGACATCTCCGTCACCTTTGCCGGGGCCAGCGATGGTGCAAGCAATGCGGAAAGCCGCTTTGACACCATGCTGTCCAGGCTCATGCACCCGGCAGAGAGTACCCTGGCGGCTTTTCGGAGGCTGAGGTGGTAGCAATACCCGCCGCCTACAAAAAGGCCGTCCAGAGCCTCTGGACCGGTCTGGCCACCGTCACCGTGCGGCAGGGAGTGCTCAACCCTGCCAATGGCCGCACAGAGCCGGTGGAGAAAGTGACGGCCTCCGGCCTGCCCTGCCGCATCTCTCACCAGACGGTCAAAAGCACGGAGCCGTCCGATGAGGCCGCCCTGGTGGCCCAGACGGTAACGCTCTACATTGACCCCTCTGTGGACATCCCGGAGGGCTCCAAGATCACCGTGACCCAGAACGGCGTCACCCGTGACTATGAGCGGAGCGGCAAGCCCGCCGTCTACACTTGCCACCAGGAGGTGCCCCTGGAGCTTTTCAAGGAGTGGGCTTGATGCAATGGGGAAATGTTGATTATAGGCAGCTCCAGAAATTGCGGGACAACCTGCAAAAGCTCCAGGAGATAGACCTGGACAAATTCTGCCGGGATATGTCCAAAGAGCTGGCAGCCCGTCTGCTGGCTCTTGTCATCCCCCGCACACCTGTTGGGCAGTACCCAAAGAGCAGCGGGAAGAAAGGCGGCACCCTCCGCCGAGGCTGGACCGCACGCACAGAACAGGCGGCAAAAGAGGGCGGCAAGGTGGACCCCAAAGCCTATGCAAACTCTTTGCCTGTGTTCAGACGGGGCCGGAATTTTTACATTGAGGTCATCAACCCGGTCACCTATGCCAGCTATGTGGAGTTTGGCCACCGTACCCGTGGAGGCGGCGGCTGGGTGGCCGGGCAGTATTTCCTCACCCTGTCTGAAAAGGACCTTGAGCGGGTGGCTCCCGCCGTCATTGAGAAAAAGCTGGAGGCGCTGCTGCGGGAGGCTTTCAATGTCTGAAATCAGTTTTAAGAGCATCTATGACGGCGTGAGCCTTGCGCTGCACGCCGCTTTTCCTGCCGTACAGGTACACGGCGGAAATGTCAAGCAGGGCCTCAACCCTGGGGACCTCAATGTGGTCATGCCCTCCGCCGGGCAGAGCAGACAGGTGGGAGAGCGGTTTCTCCGCACCCCCACCCTGGATGTCATCTATTACCCCAAAGTGGGGGCGGCGGAGTGCTGTGAGATGGCAGATCAGCTCATCATGCTCCTGCGGGACATCACCACCCCAGAGGGGGACCTCATCCATTGCACCAACAGCGAATGGAGCATTGAGGAGGGTGTCCTGCATGTGCTGGTGAGCTATGACCACCACGCCTACATCCCCCAGGAGCCGGTCCTCATGGAAACCCTTGATATTGAAATGGAGGGATAAACATGGCGCAAGCCAAGACCACGAACAGCGAAAAGGCCACCGGGGCCGCTACTTACAAAAAGGAGCAGCTTGTGGCCTCCAAGCGATATGCCAACCGGCGGGACCTCATCCGGGCTCTGCTGGAGGACGGCAAGGCCTACACCTTGAATGAGGTGGACGGGCTGATTGAGAAATACATGAAAGGAAAGGTGAACTAATATGGCACTGGGAGGCGGCACCTGGCTGACCCAAAACAAGGTCCTGCCGGGCTCCTACATCGTATTCTCCAGCGTGCCCAGGGCGTCCGCAACCCTCTCTGACAGAGGCTATGCGGCAGCGCCTTTTGAGCTGAGCTGGGGCCCCGAGGGCACGGTTTTCCCTGTCACCTCCGGGGAGTTTCAGAAGAACAGCAAGACCATTTTCGGCTACGCCTACGATCACCCCAAGATGCTCCCCCTGCGGGAGATTTTCACCCACGCCACCACTGTCTACTGCTACCGCCTGGGCACCGGGGCCGTCAAGGCCAACAACACCCTGGCCACGGCCAAGTATGGCGGCGTGAGAGGCAACGACATCACCATTGTGGTGGCCGCCAATGTGGATGATGAGGAGCTCTGGGATGTGACCACCTATGTGGACGGCGTGGCCGCCGATACCCAGACCGTGGCGGACGCTGAGGCTCTGGTGAGCAATGACTGGGTGGACTTCAAGACGGACGCCACCCTGGAGGCATCCGCCGGGATGCCCCTGACCTCTGGGGCGGACGCCACCACCATCAACGGCGAGGCTCACCAGGCCTTTTTGGACAAGATTGAGCCCTATGCCTACAACGCCCTTTGCTGCCCGTCCTCTGACCCCACCACGGTGCGGCTGTATCAGCAGTTTTGCAGCCGTGTCCGGGATGAGGTGGGCAGCAAATTCCAGCTGGTGGCATGGCAGCCCACCACGGCGGACTATGAGGGCATCATTGGTGTCTGGAACTCCGTGACCCACTCCACCATCTCCGATGTGCCCGCCCATTCCCTGGTGTACTGGGTGGCCGGTGCTCAGGCTGGCTGTGCGGTCAATAAGTCCCTCACCAATTTCAAGTATGACGGTGAGCTGACCATCAACACTGATTACACCCAGGCGGAGCTGGAGGCGGCCATCAAGGCTGGCAAGTTTATTTTCCACAATGTCAACGGGGACACCAAAGTGCTGGAGGACATCAACACCCTGCTCACCCTGTCTGACACCAAGGGAGAGATTTTCCAGAGCAACCAGACCATCCGGGTGTGTGACCAGATTGCCAATGATGTGGCGCTCATGTTCGGCCAAAAGTATCTGGGCACCGTGCCCAATGATGCCTCTGGCCGCTCCTCTCTGTGGGGTGACATCACCAAGCTCATCCAGCAGCTCAATGACATCCGTGCTGTGGAGAACTTTGACCCGGAGATTGTGACCTGTGAGCAGGGTGACAGCAAAAAGGCCGTCCTCTGTATCATCAATGGCCTCAATGTAATTAACGCCATGTCCCAGCTCTATATGAGCGTTATCATCCAGTAAAGGAGGGAAATGACAATGCCCAATCCGACTATGAACACCCAGGACGCTGTAAGCGCCAATTTTGCGGAGTGCTTTGTCACCCTGGATGGCACCCGCTACTCCATGCTGATGGCCAAGGAGTTTGAGGGCAAGGCCTCTGTAAACACCAAAGAGGTCTACAAGCTGGGCGGTGTCGTTGTGGGCCATAAGGCTCAGACCATCGCCCTGGCTTTCTCCATGACCATTTACAAATGCACAGAGATTTTTGACCGGGTGGTGGAGCGTTTCATCAAAACCGGCGTGATGCCCACTATGGACATCCAGACCTCCAACGATGACCCCGCCACCTCTGTGGGCCGGAGCACCAAGATTTACAACAACTGCATCCTGGACGGTGATGTGCTGCTGTCCATGTTCAATGCAGAGGGTGATTTTGTTGAGCAGTCCATTGAGGGCTACTGTGACGGCTTTACCCGCCCCGAACAGCACACCAATCCGTCCTACATGTAACACCAGAATATAAGGAGGAAAAAATCCATGAGTAACCTGTCCGCTTTTATGCGTGCCAATGTTGAGCAGATTGAAAATCACAAGTATGCAGCCTCCCCCCGCATCCGGGGGGAGGACGGCAAGCCCATGGAGTGGGAAATCTGCTGCATCTCTGCCGATGAATACGCCCGCATCCGCTCCGGCTGCATCCGCCAGGTCCCCGTGCCCGGCAAGAAAGGCCAGTACACCCAGCAGCTTGACACCTACACTTTCCAGGCAAAGGTGGCGGCCCGCTGCACCGTGTTCCCGGACCTCAACAACGCCGCACTCCAGAATGATTGGGGCGTGGCCAAGCCGGAGGAGCTGATTGGCAAACTGCTCATTGGCGGTGAGTTTGACGATTATGTCACGGAGGTTTTCCAGGTCAACGGTTTCAAGACCGATGATGACATGGTGGCTGAGGCAAAAAACTAATCCTGGACGGTGACCCGGAGGCCAACTTTGCCCATTTCTGCCTGCAAAAGTTTGGCTGGGAGCCGTCCAAGTTTTTAGACCTGCCCGTCAAGGAAAAGGCTTTTGTCATCGCCTCCATCCAAGTGAGAGGCGAGGATGAAAAGAAACGGGAGGCCGAGCTGAAAAGCAAGATGAGAAAAGGCAGAGCCAAACGGAAGTAACAGCAAGGCCTCCGCTTTACGGCGGGGGCCTTTATTCTTAAAGAGGAGGTGAACTTGTGGCAACTATCAGATCTCAGATGGTCCTAAATGACGGTATCAGCGGGGTGCTGATGAAAATGAATAGGGCCCTTAACACCACCCTCAATGCCTTTGAGCAGGTCCAGCGGGCCTCTGGCCGTGCAGTAGACGCTACCCAGATACAGGCCGCACGGGCAGCGTTGGTGCAAGCCAACAATGAGGTTGAGCAGATGGCTGAGGGATACCGCCGGGCGGCGGAACAGGAGGAAGTCCTCAACAGAGGCCTCCGAAACGGTAACAGTGCTGCTGGCAGCCTGCTGGGTAAGGTCAAAGGCATTGTGGCCACATTGGCGGCTGGTGCGGGCCTAAAGGCCCTCACGGGGCTGTCCGATAAGCTGACCAGCACCACGGCCCGCCTCAGTTTCATGGTGGATGACGGCGGCTCTGTGGATGCTTTGGAGCAGAAAATCATGGCCTCCGCCCAGAGGTCCAGGTCTTATTACCTGGACACGGCCTCTGCTATCGCCAGCATGGGCTCTAACGCTGGGCGGGCTTTTGGTAACAATGATGAGCTCATTGGTTTCATGGAACTTATCAACAAGAGCTTTGTCATCGGCGGTGCATCGGCAGAGGGACAATCTGCCGCAATGCTCCAGCTCACCCAGGCCATGGCCGCCGGAGCCCTCAGAGGCGAGGAGCTTAACTCCATCCTGGAGAATGCCCCCAGTATTGCCCGGGCCATTGAGAGCTACATGGGCATTGCAGAGGGCTCCATCAAGCAATATGCAGAGCAGGGCCTTGTCACCGCTGAGGTGGTAAAAAACGCCATGTTTGCCTCTGCTGATGAAATCAACGCAAAGTTTGAGAGCATGCCCATGACCTGGGCCCAGATTGCCACCAAGATGCAAAACACGGCCCTGGCCGCCTTTGACCCGGTGCTCACCAGGCTCAACCAGGTGGCCAACAGCGCCCAGTTTAACACGGTCATCAACGGGGCCATCAACGGGCTGGCCATGCTGGCCACGGTGGCCACCGGCGTGTTGGACCTCCTCATCAATGGGGCATCCTTTGTGGTTGAAAACTGGTCCTGGATAAGTCCCATTGTGTATGGCGTGGCCGCTGCATTTTTGCTTTATAACAGTTATCTGGCTATTTCCAATGGCCTCCAACTCATCAACAACATTCAAAGGGGGCTAGCGGCTGTCTCTGCCTATGCTCACGCTGCTGCTACCAATACCGAGGCCAGAGCCACAGCAGCAGCTACGGCGGCCCAGTATGGCTTTAATGCGGCTCTCTTGGCCAGCCCTATCACCTGGATTGTGGTGCTGGTCATCGCTCTTGTGGCGGCGATCTACGCCGCCTGTTCCGCCATCGCCAAGTTTACCGGCATAGCCAACAGCGGCTTTGGCGTCATTGCCGGTGGCATCAATGTGGTCATCCAATTCTTTGTCAACCTGGGCTTGACAGTGGCCAACATCGCCCTGGGCATCTGGAACGCTCTGGGGGCCTGTGCTCAAAATATCGGCATCGCCTTTGGCAATGTCATTGCCGGGGTGCAATCCTGGTTTTACAACCTGCTCTCCACGGCCCTCACCGTTGTGGCCGGTATCTGTGAGGCCTTGAACAAGCTGCCCTTTGTGGAGTTTGATTACTCCGGCATCACCAATGCGGCCAGTGACTACGCCGCCAAAGCGGCGGAGGCCTCCGGCAACATGCAGGATTTTGTCAGCGTGGGTGATGCTTTCAATGAGGGCATGAGCACCTTTGAAACCTGGCAGGACGGCTGGGTGGGTGACGCTTTTGACGCCGGGGCCAACTGGGGTGATGGTGTAGCCGCTGGCGTGTCCGATGCTATCGGCGGCCTGTTTGACATGGACCTGGGAGCCGCTACCGACTACGGGACCGGCATGGGCAATTTTGCCCTGGACGATATTGCCGGGAACACCGGAGAAACCGCTGCCAGCACCGGGGCTGCCGCCGATGCTCTGACAGCTACCACGGAGGAGCTGGAGTATTTACGGGACATCGCTGAGCGGGACGCCATCAACCGGTTTACCACGGCGGAGGTCAAGATTGACATGACCGGCATGACCAACCGCATTGAGGGCGGAGCCGATCTTGACGGCGTTATTTCCGTATTGACGGACGGCTTTACAGAGGCCCTGCTGACTGCGGCGGAGGGCGTCCATGCGTGACCCTTGCCCATCCCCAGAAAAGCAGAGTTTTTTCCAATGGAAAAAAGGAGGGCATCCACATGAGCTACACATGCTATCTGGGCGGGGCCCTTTGGCCTACCCCGGAAAAGCTCCAGGTCAAAATCAAGGGTAAAAACAAAACCCTGGTCCTCTTGAATGAGGGGGAGGTCAATTTCTTGCGGGCTCCCGGCCTCACAGAAATTACGGTCCCTTTTGACCTGCCCATGCTCACGGGCAGCCAGTCCCCGGACTATTTCCTGGGCCTGCTGGAGCGTATGAAAACCAATAAAGAAACCACCCAATTCATGCTGGTGCGGATGTCCCCCTCCGGGGGGATGCTCTTTGACACCAACATCAAGGTGAGCGTGGAGGACTACAACATCACCGAGGACGGCAAAAAGGGCCTGGATGTGGCCGTGGATGTCAACCTCAAGCAATGGCGGGACTACGGCACAAAGACCGTGACCGTGGAGGAGCCCAAGGCGGAGAGCACCACGCCCACCGTGACGGTGGAAAAGGAGCGGGACGCCAGCACGGCACCCACGGCCAAAACCTACACCGTAAAGGCCGGTGATTGCCTCTGGGCCATTGCCGCCAAGTATTATGGCAACGGTGCCGACTACACCAAAATCTACAACGCAAACACGGATAAAATCAGCAATCCCAATCTCATCTATCCCGGGCAGGTGCTCACCCTCCCATGACCTATGAGCTGCTGATACAACACCAGGGGACCATCATGCTGCCGCCCGTGGTGGAAAATGTGAGCATTGAATGGGAGCGCCAAGGACAGCCCGGAAAGCTCACGGCGGAGGTGGTCAAAACCCCCGGCCTGAGTTTCCAGGAGGGGGACCCGTGCCGTTTTTCCGTGGACGGCACCCCCGTCTTTTATGGCTTTGTCTTTGAGAAATCCCGAAAAGGCAGCACGGATGATGTCATCCAGATCACTGTGTATGACCAGCTCTACTACCTCAAGAACAAGGACACCTATGTCTACACCAACAAAACCGCCGCCGACGTGATACGCATGATTGCGGAGGACTTCCAGCTCAATGTTGGTGACCTGGAGGACACCGGCTACACCATCGGGAGCCGGGTGGAGGACAACCAGACCCTCTTTGACATCATCCAGACGGCTTTGGACGAAACCCTCAAGGCCACCTCCCAGATGTATGTGCTCTATGACGATGTGGGCAAGCTGACCCTCAAGAACATCGGCAGCATGAAATTGGGGCTTTTGATTGATGAGGACACAGCTGGGGACTTCGACTATAAAAGCTCCATCACCTCCCAGACCTATGACAAAATCAAGCTCTCCTACGAGAACAAGGACACCGGCAAGCGGGAGATTTTCGTGGCCCAGGACAGCTCCAACATCAACCAATGGGGCGTCCTGCAATACTACGAAAAACTGGACAGCACCACCAATGCCAAGGCCATGGCGGATGCCCTCCTCAGCCTCTACAACACCAAAACCCGCACGCTCAAGCTGCGGGATGTGCTGGGGGACATCCGGGTCCGGGCCGGGACCCTGCTGGTGGTCATGCTGGGGCTGGGTGACATCAATGTTTCCAGCTATCTCATGGTGGAGCAGGCAAAGCACACTTTCAACAACGAACAGCACTTGATGGACCTAAACATGCGAGGTGGTACATTTGTCACTTGACATCAACCAACTGGTCAAGCTGGTCAAGCAGGCCGCTGTGGAGGCCGTCCAGGCTGGCGCTCCCATGAGTGGGGGCTATGGCTATGTGACATCCACCTCCCCGCTTGAAATCACCGTTGACCAAAAGAAAATATTGTCTGAGGCCCAGCTCATCCTCACGGACGCCGTGAGGGACTACACCGTGGAGATGACCACCATGCCGGAATACCACGAAACCGAGGAAACCAGCGGCGGAGCCGGGGATGCCGCTTTTGCGCCCCACAAGCACCGCTACCAGGGCCGGAAAAAGTGGAAAGTCCACAACGCCCTCCAGATGGGGGAAAAGGTCATCCTCCTGCGGTGTGACGGCGGGCAGCAGTACATTGTCCTGGGCAGATGGGAGGCGAGGACCTAATGGCAACTTTACCGACCACGGGGGATGACCTGGACCTCATCACCTTTGCGGTGGAAACCCAGCCCAGCTACACCCACAAGCTGGACATTGACCGCAACCGGGTGAGAGGCATGACGGATGAGCGGGATGCCGTCCTCCAGGCCGTTTACCTCATTCTGAATGTGGAGCGCTACGCTTTCCCCATTTACTCCCGCAACTACGGCTCCGAGCTGTCCGATCTGATAGGCAAGCCCAAAGATTACGCCATGAGCGAGATAAAGCGGCGCATCACGGAGGCCCTGCTCCAGGATGACCGCATCACCTCCCTGGACGGCTGGGAATTTGAAACGGGCAGAAATTGGGTCACGGCCCGGTTTACCGTCCACACCATTTATGGCGATGTGAGCGCCCAAAAGGAGGTTGACATCTGAATGTTTGAAAGCAGGACCTATGAGGCGCTGCTGGCCAGCGCCCTGTCCAGGGTGGCCTCCCCGGTGGACAAGCGGGAGGGCTCCATGGTGATGAACGGCGTGGCCCCGTCCATGGCGGAGCTGGCCCAGCTCTACATTGCGGCAGACTTTGTGCTCCAGGCCACCTACATCATCACGGCCCCCCGTGAGTACCTCATCAAGCGGGCCCATGACCGCAACATGGACCCCTACCCGGCCAGCTCCGCCGTCTATCGGGCGGAGTTTAACATTGAGGTCCCGGTGGGGACCCGTTTCTCCTGCGAGGACCTCAACTTTGTGGTCACCGCCCGCATGGACCCGGAGGAGGACACGGAAACCGGCCTCAGCCACCAGGTCACCTGTGAAACCCCTGGAGCGGCGGCCAACAACTACGGCGGCACCCTCATCCCGGTGGAATATGTGCAGGGGCTCACCCATGCGGAGCTGGTGGAGCTGCTCATCCCCGGCGATGACGAGGAGGAAACGGAGGCTTTCCGCCAGCGGGTGCTGGACAGTTTCCAATCCCAGGCCTTTGGCGGCAACCAGGCCAACTACCGGGAGAAAGTGCTGGCCATGCCCGGCGTGGGGGACCTCAAAATCCACCCTGTCTGGAATGGCGACATTTCCCCGGCCAGCCTCATCCCGGATGAGGCCGTGGAAAGCTGGTACACCAGCACCATCTCCACGGTGAGCGGCTCCGTGGCCACCTGGCTCACGGCAGTCTACACGGCGGCCAAAGAGAAAAAGCTCACGGTGGGCGGCACGGTCAAGCTGGTCATCATGGCCTCTGACTACAAAGCCCCCACGCCCACCCTGCTGGAGGAAATCCAGACGGCCATTGACCCGGAGCAGAACGCCGGAGAGGGCCTGGGCCTGGCCCCCATCGGCCATGTGGTCCATGTGACCGGCGTGACGCCGGAGGAGGTGGACATTGCCCTCCACCTCACCTATGCCTCCGGGTGGGATTGGGATGCCGTCAAGAGCTATGTGGAGGCCGTCATTGACGCCTACTTTGTGGAGCTGTCCCAGGATTGGGCCAGCTCTGATTTTTTGACCGTCCGCATTTCCCAGATTGAAAGCCGCATCCTCTCCGAGTGCTCCAACATGATAACGGACATTGGCGGCACCAAAATCAACGGGCAGGAGAACAACCTGGCCCTGGGCCCGGACAGCATCCCCGCCAGAGGGGAGGTCACCGATGGATAGGCACCTTTTGAACTACCTGCCCCCGGTGCTCCGGGAGGTGCTGGAGTTTCAAGTCATCAACGGGGCCAATGAGCCGGAAATCTCCCTTGCGTGGGACGCCATCACCAGGGTGCTGGCCAACCAATTCCTTGAGGACGCCGATGAGGACGGCGTGGCCGTGTGGGAGCAAGAGCTGCGGCTCTTTCCCAAGGACACGGACACCCTGGAGGCCCGCAAGGCCCGCATCAAAGCCAAGTGGAATTTGGAATTGCCCTACACCCTGCGCTGGCTGAAAAACTGGCTGGCGGGCCTGTGCGGCCCAGACGGTCACTCTGTTTCTCTCCAGGACTACACCCTGGACATCCAGCTTGACTACACGGTCCTGCCGGAGGCGGACCGGCTGGCGGAGGAAATCCTTGACATGCTGCTGACGGTCCGCCCGGAGAACATCCACATTTTGATGACCGCCCTTTTGCAGTCTACCGGCGGCGTCCGGCTGGGGGCCTACACGGAGCGCTCCCTGCACATGGACCTGTGGCCCCTGCTGACCAATGAGCTGGAGAGCACCGGCGGCGTCATCGGAGCCGGGCCTCTGGAGTATCGTGCAACCCTTGAAATTTATCCATACGAACAGGAGGAAAGCGGAAATGCCTGACCAGGAAAGAAAGTACGGCACCAGGATAACCACGGCGGGGTCCACCCTCATCACCAACTGCATTTTGGCGGGGACCAAGCTGAAAATCACCCAGGCCGCCGCGGGTGCCGGCGGGGGCAGCTACTACCTGCCCAGCACGGAGCAGACGGAGCTTGTGAGGGAGCTGTGGCGGGGGCCCATCGTGTCCGCCGAGCAAAACGCCTCTGTCCCCAACATGATGGATGTGAAAATCATCATTGATGACAGTGTGGGCAACTTCATTGTCCGTGAAATGGGCCTCTTTGATGAGGACGGCACCCTCATTGCCATCTGCAACACCCCGGACACGGAAAAGGTGGCCATCTCCACCGGCGTGGACGGGCGGCTCACCATGCTCATGCACATTGTTGTGGTGGACAGCTCCGTGCTGGAGTTTACCATCACCCCGTCCCTGGACACGGTGAGCCCGGAGGACCTGGAGGAGGCCATTGCCGAACACAACACGGACCCGGCCAGCCACCCGGACATCCGACAGGACATCACGGACGCCGTGGATGACCACAACACCGATGAAACCTCCCACCCGGACATCCGTGTGGACCTCAGCGGCCTGGACAGCCGCCTCTCCGTGCTGGAGCTGAAATATGGCACCAATGTCACCGGGAACAGCTTTGAGGTGACCTTTGGGACCCTCACCGGCGTGGTGGTCACCGGCGTCTGGAATGAAACCTATGCGAGGATTGAGTTTTAATGCCAAGCTATGACATCATCCCTCTTGCCTCCGATCTGCTGGACTACACCATCCAGCGGGTCAAGCAGAAAGAGGCAGAATACAAGCCGGTCAAGGCCTACATCATGGTGGGTGACCAGCTTGTGGAAAAGCTCCTCTATGACAAGGTGAAAGATGACGGAAAGCCTCACTTTCCCAAAAGCCAGACTTTCCACCTGTGCGCCGAGCTCCAGGACTGCGCCGTCCGCATCCTCAAGGGCTGTGAGGCCGCCAATGGCCGCTACTTTGAAACCGAGTATGAGGAGCGGCTCAAGGACCTGGACGGTGTGCTCATCGAGTGCCAGACCATGGAGCAGCTCATCAACCTCAGCTATGGCCGCAAGTACATCACCGGCGACCAATGCCACTATTGGGCGGAGCTGGTGCGCCCGGTCCGTCAAAAGGCTTTCAACTGGAGGAAATCAGACGGCAACCGTGCCGCCGCCCTCCGGGAGGCCAAGGCGGCCCAGGAGCTTGCCAAGATGGGGCAAATGGCCCTGCAAATTGCGGAGGCCCTGCGGCCTCAGTAAACGGATACAATGGCCACCAAGGCCGTGTATTTGGGTGTGACCTGTTTATTTACCTTTACCTCCCCGAACACGAACAACACCAACAACGCCTGGAGGCTGAACTCCAATGGCAATATCAACAACAACAACTGCAACAACTCCAACGGGTCCCGCCCCGCTCTGATGGTAAGGTCCGACCGAGTAGGCCCAAAGCCGAAAGCAGCGCCATCCATCACATCAAAGGAGGTCACATCCAGCCTTGACACCAAGGCAAATACATTGCGCCGATGCACCCCACCGCACACCGAGGCGGCGGGGTGCTGCTGGTCCTGTCCCTGCGGCACCTACACGGCGCACAAGGAGAGGGAGGCCCGCCGCCGGGATGACAGGGGGGCCGCCCGCATGTTTACAGGGGTGCAAAGACCCGTGCTGAAATTCTCTGAGATATGCACCTTTTCGGTGCTCTACAAAGCCTACCTGGCGGCCAGACGGGGCAAGCGCTCCAGGGCCGCCACCGCCAACTATGAGGTCCACCTGCTGGCCAACATCGTCAACCTTGTCTACATCCTGCAAACCAAAATCTACCGGCCCGGGCTGTTCCGTGTGTTCTATGTCTACGAGCCCAAAAAGAGATTGGTGCAGGCCCCGGCCTTTGTTGACAAAGTGGTCCAGCACGCATTGGTGGACAACCTCATCTATGAGCGCATCACCAACAGTTTTATCCTGGATAACTACGCATCCCAGAAAGGCAAAGGGCTCCACTTCGGCCTGGACCGGCTGCGTGGATTTTTCACGGAATACTGGAACAAATACCGCACGGCGGAGGGCTGGGTCCTCAAGGCAGATGTGCGGCATTTCTTTGCGTCCATTGACCACGACAAGCTCAAGGAAAAGCTCAAAAGGCTGGACCTTGAGCCCATCGTTTTTGACCTGCTGTGTACCTACATAGACAGCACGGACGGCCTGCCGCTGGGCTACCAGACCAGCCAGCTTTTTGCCCTGCTGTTCCTGGATGAGTTTGACCACTTCGTCAAGGAGCGGCTCCACATCCGCTGGTATGGCAGGTACATGGATGACTTTTTCCTCATCCACCCGGACAAGGACTATTTGCAATTCTGCCTCAAGGAAATCCGGGCCTTTATGGCCAGCCTGGGGCTGGAGCTCAATGAGAAAACCCAGATTTTTCCCATCCGCAACGGGATTGATTTTCTGGGCTTTCACACCTATCTGACCGAGGAGGGCAAGGTCATCCGCAAGCTGCGGCACAGCAGTATCAAGCGTATGCGCTCCAAGCTCCGCCGGTGGGAGCAGGACTATCCGGCGGGCCTTGTGACCCGTGAGAAAATCCTGCAAAGCTGGCAGGCCTGGGACGCCCACGCCGCTCACGGCAACACCTGGTCCCTGCGCCAGCAGGTGCGGGACCGTGTGCAAAACATTCTAAAGGAGGAAATCTAATGGCCACAACTACCCTGGGCAACAAGTCCACCGGCAGCATTATCAAGCTGAAAGAAAACGGCACGCTGGTGGACTTCTATGTTGCCAAGCACGACTATGAAAGCGGCCTCAACGGGGCCGGGAGGACGCTGGTGGTCCGCAAGGACACCTATGATGACCGGGTGTGGGACAACGGCAATGTGAACGCCTACGCCAGCAGCGACCTGGATAGCTGGTTTAACAGCACCTACAAAAACATGCTGGACGCCGACATCCGCTCCCTCATCGGTACGACCAAAATCCGCTACACCCCCGGCAACGGCAACAACACGGTGGGCACCCTGGAGCGGGCCGTCTTTGCCCTGTCCCTCACCGAGCTGGGGCAGTCCCACACCTATGCCAACACGGAGGGCTCCGCCCTGCCCATTGCGTCCACCCTGCGGATTGCCTACCGCAACGGTAGCCCCACCACTCAATGGACCCGCTCCCCGAGCACGCACTACACCTACTACGCCTGGAGGCTGTACTCCGGTGGCAATATCAACAACTACTACTGCTACAACTCCTACGGGTCCCGCCCCGCTTTCACTCTCCCCTCCTCCCTCTATGTGAGCGATGACGGCTCTGTGTTTCAGAACACCGCCCCCTCTACGCCCGCCAGCATCTCCGTCCCCAGCAGTATTGACGGCGGCAGCACCATCACGGTGAGCTGGGCCGCCTCCACGGATGCAGAGGGCAACCTTGAGGGCTACATTGTCGAGCGGCAGACCAACGGCGGCTCCTGGTCCCAAATCTACCAGGGCAACGCCACCAGCACCACCAACTCCGTGGCCTTTGGCACCAACACCGTGGCCTACCGGGTCAAGGCCTATGACGCCGCCGGACTTGAGAGCGGCTGGAAAACCAGCAGCACAGTGACGGTGACCAACAACCGGGCCCCCGGCGCTCCCGGCAGTCTGACCGTCCCCGCCGTTGTCCGTGGCGGCAGTAACCTGGCCATCTCCTGGACCGCCGCCTCTGACAGTGACGGCAACCTCAGCGGCTATGAGCTGGAGCGGCAGGTGGACGGCGGCTCCTGGACACAAATCTATAAGGGCTCCGCCCTGGCCTACACCGACACCATCACCGCCGGGTGGAACACTGTGGCCTACCGTGTACGCTCCTATGACAGCTACAACGCCACCAGCACCTATGTGACCAGCGAAACCCGGACGGTGGACAACAACGCCATCCCGGTCATCACCAGCTCCACGACCTCCGGCACCGATCTGGGGACCAAGGAGGACGGCTTTGACCTGACCTACACCGTAACCGATGCCGACAATGACACGGTGACGGTGAAAGAGTACCTGGACGATGTACTCAAGCGGACCTACACCGCCACCCTGGGGCAGAGCAACACGGTCCAGTGTGTCACCGCCGCCAACTGGCAGAAAGTCCTCAACGGGGCCCACACCATCAAGGTGGTGGCCAATGACACCAAGGCGGACAGCACCCCCTACACCGTGACCTTTACCAAGGCCGTCTATGAGGCCTCCATCACTCTGGCGGAGCCCATGGAGGCCGATGACACCATCACGGTCATGGTGCTCAATGTGCTGGGCTCCATCCCGGCGGATGCTGACCTGGAGGTCCTGGTGACCAACAACGCCAACGACACGGAGCCCGTCTGGGAGGACGCCACCCAGGATGTGAAGAACGGCAACAACCATGTTTTCACCAACCAGACCGCCACCAACGGCTTTGCCTTTAACTTCAAGGTCAATGTGGGCCGGGGGACCAGCAACACCGGCGGCTACATCACCAGCATTGGAGGTGCTTTTCAGTAATGGCAGTTAAGAAAAAGACCACCAGCCTCAAAGCGCTGCATGAGGCCCAGCTCTATGCACAGCAGCAGCGGGACGCCGCCGCCATCGCCTTTGTGGTGCTGGCGGAGGCCGGGACTATTGACGCCGTGACCGCCTCTGAGCAATCCCTGCTCTTTGCGGAATGGGCGGCCAATGTCAACTACACGGTGGGCCAGCTCCGGCAGTACGGCGGCAAGCTCTACCGCTGTGTGCAGGCCCACACCTCCCAGACCGGCTGGGAGCCGCCCAACGCCGCCTCCCTCTGGTCCATCACCAGCGACCCGGCGGAGGAATGGCCGGAGTGGTCCCAGCCTTTGGGAGCCCATGACGCCTATGCCGCCGGGGCCAAGGTGAGCCACAACGGCAAGCATTGGACCTCCGATCTGGACGGCAATGTGTGGGAGCCCGGCGTCTATGGCTGGACCGAGGCCAGCGAGTAAGGGAGGGCGGAGCCAATGGTTATTGAGCTTTCCGTGGGGGGCCTGCTCACCCTGCTGGGCATCCCCACGGCCATCACCTCCCTGGGGCTTTGGCTGCTCCAGCGGCGTATCAGCAAGCGGGAGGCCGTCCAGGATGCACGGGAGGCCGCCCGTGAGCAAAATGAGGTCCTGCTGATACAGAACACCAGGGCGGCCCTGGCGCTGGCTGAGGCCACCGCCGTGGCCGTCCAGCGCATCCCGGATGCCCATTGCAACGGGGACATGCACGCCGCCCTTGAATACGCCCGCAAAGTCAAACATGCCCAAAAGGATTTTTTGACCGAGCAGGGCGTCAAGGCCATTTATTGAGGCCCGCCATGCGGCTGTTTTTCCTTGCCCTGCTGGGCATGGTGGAAATCCTCTGGCGGGACTGGAGAGGAGGGCATGAAAAATAGACACCTCAAAAAAGCTGCTCTGGGCCCATGTGACCATTTCCGTCCTGCTGTGCGTGGCCACCATCGTCACCAATTACCTGGGCTTTGATGTCACGGCCCTGGCGGGCCTGGCTGGGGCCTCCCTTTTGACCAACGGGGCCTGGGGCGGTTTCTATTTCTGGAAAGCCAAAAACGAAAACCGGGCCAAATATGCCCAGCGGTTTCTCAAGCAGTTTGCGGACAAGTACGGGGCGGATGTCGCTGTCCGTGTGGCGGAAATCGTGCTGAAAGACTGAGTAAAGGAGCGTTTTCAATGAGTAAAATGACCGCCAAGGTCTTTGTGGACAAGGCCGTGGACATCGCCAAGAACTACAAGACCTTGTATGTGATGGGGTGCTTTGGGGCCCCCCTCACCGGCTCCAATGTGAGCCGCTACTGCAACAACCACTCCTACAACAAGAACGCCACCCGCACCGCCATGATTAAGGCGGCGGCCAACCAGAGCCCGCCTGTTTTCGGCTTTGACTGCGTGTGCCTCATCAAGGGCATCCTCTGGGGCTGGGACGGGGACGCCTCCCGGACCTACGGCGGGGCGGGCTACGCCATCAACGGGGTGCCGGACATCGGCGCTGATACCATGATTACCAAATGCACCGGGGTGAGCACCACCGGCTGGGATGATATGGTCATCGGTGAGGCCGTCTGGATGTCCGGGCACATCGGCATCTACATCGGGGACGGCCTGGCGGTGGAGTGCAGCCCCAAGTGGGAGAACAAGGTGCAAATCACCGCCGTGGGCAACATCGGCTCCAAGGCGGGCTACAACACCCGCCGGTGGACCAAGCACGGCAAGCTGCCCTATGTGGACTACACCGGGGCCTCTACCGGCGGCGGGTCCCAGGGCACCACCCAGGCCAGCAAGCCCTCTGAGGGCACCGTGGGGGCCTGTGTGGGCGACACCGTGACCTTTACCGGCAACAAGCATTATGTGAGCTCCAACGCCCTCAACGGCTCCGCCTGCAAGCCTGGCAAGGCCAAGGTCACCGCCATGGCCGGGAACGCCAAGCACCCCTACCACCTCATCAAGGTGCCCGGCGGCGGCTCCACCGTCTACGGCTGGGTGGACGCCGCTGACATCCAGGTGGAGGGCGGCATCACCGTGGGCTCCAAGGTCAAGGTCAACAAGGGGGCCAAGACCTACACCGGCGGCGGCCTGGCCTCTTTCGTCTACACCAACACCTACACCGTCATCCAGGTGGACGGTGACCGGGCGGTCATCGGCCAGAATGGCGTGGTGACCGCCGCCGTCAACAGCAAGGACCTCACCCTGGTGGGGTAACATAGAAAAGGGAGGATAAAATCATGGAAAGCATTTTTGACTGGTCCGTCATTCTCAGCATCGTGGGCGTCCTGGTGATTGTCACCAACATTGTGGTGCAGGTGCTCAAAAAGCTCACCTGGGACAAGCTGCCCACCAACATCCTGGCGGTGCTCATCGCCATGGCCCTCACCCTGGCGGCCTTTTTCGCCTACTGTGAAATCAAGGGCGTGGCCATCGTCTGGTACACGGTGGTGGGCGCTGTGGTCCTGGGCTTTTTCGTGGCATACGCCGCCATGTTTGGCTTTGATAAACTGAAAGAGGCCATTGCCCAGCTTGACCAGAAAAAGACCGAATAACGCAAGAGAGCCGGAGAGGGTCACACCTCTCCGGCTCTTTTTTTTTTATGCTCTTTTACAGAGTGTAGTCCTGGGTGGCCGCTCCGATCTGGGCGGCCAGCTCCCGGAGGACGCTGCCGGTTTTGGGCTCTGTGTACCAGAGCGCCAGCATCCGCTCCCCCTCCTGGGTGGTATAGTGGAACACGGCAAACCACTTGACCGCCTTGCCATAGGCCGTGGTGGCCGCCGTGCCGTGATACCGGGCCATGAAATTGCGCTCCGGCATCATCTCCAGGCCTGTCACCTTTTCCAGCGGGAGGGTGGCCGCCGGGCCGTTTGTCTGCCGGAACACCAGCCCCGCCTCCGTCCGCTCCATGAAACAGGGGCCGTCCTGGGAAAAGCCCCGCAAGCCCTCATAGTGCATCATGCGGGCCCCCGCCGGGAGGTCCTTTTTCTTTCTGCCAAACATCTCAATGCCCTCCTGTTCAAGCGGCCCGCACCCAATACTTGAGGAGCTGGATGTATTCCTCAAGCGGGCGGTTTTCCGCCACCTCTACGTTGTAAAGGCTGGTCATGTACTGCATCCATGTTTTCCGGCCCTGCAACTTGATTTTACCTAAATAGCCGTGTCGAGAACGCACGGAAAGCGCCTTGTCTGCCATGCGGGTGATATTCACCGCTGGGCTCTTTCTGGCCGCCACCAGGGCGGCCTCAAGCGCATCAAAGAAACGCTTTTCATCCTCCGTGAACAATGGCACCGCCTCCTTTGCACCTCCATTGTACGGTTTCACCGCCACTGTGTCAAGTATTGGAGCCTAAAGTGACAATGATAAGTCAAACGGGCACACTATAATTTACATTGTGGAGGTGATGCTGGTGATAGCAGAACGAATAAAAGAACTCCGGCAGGCACGGGGCTGGACCCAAGCAGACCTTGCCCGGCGGCTGAGTATAACCAGGAACGGCGTCAACTCCTGGGAGCAGGGACTTTCTACACCGTCCCCGGCATCCCTGGTGGACCTGGCCCGGCTGTTCTCTGTGTCCACGGACTACCTGCTGGGCGTGGAGCCCTTGAACACCGTGAATGTGACCGGCCTGGATGAGCGGGATGTGGCCATCCTTGCGGAGCTGGCAGACCGACTGAGGCAGCACAAGGCCGATGAATAAACAGGGGCCCGGAACAATCCGGGCCTCAAATTTTTTCTTGACATTATACAACTAAAGTAGTATAATGAGGGCACAACGGAGGTGAGCGTGATGGACACCAAGAAAAACAGCAAACTGCAAAATGCCCGCCTGGATGCCGGGCTCTCTCAATCCCAACTGGCCAGCGCTACCGGCCTAAATGTGCGGACGCTCCAATGCTATGAGCAGGGGGCCAAGGACCTCAACGGAGCCAAGCTGGCCACGCTCTTGAAACTCTGTCTTGCCCTTGACTGCAAGCTGGGGGACATCTTGACGGATGAGGAAACGGTCAAGCTGCTGGAGCAGTACACGGCGGCATAAACGGCAGATCGGAGCGGGGCGGAAACGCCCCGCTTTTCTTATTTCTGGAGGTGCAGCATGAACCACAAGGACGCCAAGCATTTCACCTGGGACCAACGCTTGACCCTGGAGCGGATGCTCAAAAAAGGATTTACCAAGGCCGCCATTGCCAGCGCTCTGGGCAAGTGTGAGCGGTCCATCTACTATGAAATCAACCGGGGCCTCTGTGTCCAGCAGACCTCCGAATATGAGTTTATTGAGGTTTACTGCCCGGAGGTGGCGGAGCGGAAATACAGGGACTTTCTCAAGGACAAGGGCCGGGACCTCAAGATTGGCAAGGACCACGCCCTGGCCCGGCGGCTGGAGGAGCTGGTCATGGTCCAGGGCTTTGCCCCCGGAGCCGCCCTTGCGGAAATCCGAAACAACGGGGAAGTCTATGACACCGTGATATGTGAGAACACGCTCTATAATTACATCTACCGTGGGGATGTGTTCCTCCACCTCACCCCGGAGCACCTGCACAACAAGGGCCGCCGCCACTACGCCGCCAAGAGCAAGCGGCAGGCCGCCCGGAGCTCCAACGGCAAGAGCATTGAAAACCGCCCCCAGGAGGTCAAGGGCCGGGGCAGTTTTGGGCATTGGGAAATGGACAGTATCATGGGGTGCAAGGGCTCCAAAAAGGCCCTCCTGGTCCTCACCGAGCGCCGGACCCGTATGGGCATTGTGATGCTGCTGGAGGACCACACGGCGGCCAGCGTAGTCAAGGCCATCAACAGCCTGGAGCGCCGTTTTGGCAAGCTGTTCTATAAGCTGTTCAAGAGCATCACGGTGGACAATGGCTGTGAGTTTCAAGACTTCGAGGGCATCGAGGCCGCCCACCGGCGCAAGGGCAAGCGGACCATTGTGTTTTTCTGCCACCCATACAGCGCCTTTGAGCGGGGGTCCAATGAGAACATGAACAGACTGATTAGACGGTTTTTCCCCAAGGGCACCAGCTTTGACACCGTAAAGCCGGAGGAGGTGAGGGCGGCAGAGAGGTGGGTGAACAACTACCCCCGCAAGCTGCTGGGGTGGAAATCGGCGGCCATGCTCTTTGAGCAAGAGCTCCTGTCCGCTTGACGGCGCATAAAGCAAGCCAGCCGAATGGGCTTGACCCCATCCGGCTGGCTTGCCATGTTGTTTTGTTGTGAAATCACCCAATAAGGGCGCCTTTTATTTGTGCTGATTGCCGTTTTTTCTTGACTTATGCAAATTTCTCTTGACTTTTAGCTCCGCAGAGCGCGGGGCTGGTTGGACAGCAAAAGGGCCTCCCTGTGGGAAGCCCTTTTGAATGCGCGTGTGCA